TCGGTCGTGGTTCACGGCGGCGTGAATTACGCGACCGTGGTTCTGACGGCTGACAAGAAGCGTGGAATCATCTGCGTGCCGGGATCTAGGCTGCGCGACGTGTTGGCGGTGTACAGGTACAGGAAATGATCGAAGTCCTACTGATCAAGAACGTCTTCGCCGGCTCGAAACACGCAGAGCGAATCTACGTCGACAAGAGCTCGGCGCTCGTCGTGGACTTGCTGCCGGCGGCTTGGCACGACTTCAAGTCCGACGTGGTGCCAGTGTCTGGCGTCAAGCGTCTGGACTGGGACGCCGTCGTGCACGCGGGAGACCGTGTGGGCTTCGTTCTTGCTCCTCGAGGCATCGAGTTCACGTTCGTCGGCTTCCTGAAGTACCTCGCGATCATGTTCTTCGCGAACGTGATCATCCGTTCGCTGATGCCGAAGCCGCCGAAGAGGCGCGAGGACAACACCTCGGCGACCTACGGCTTCAACGGTGTCGAGCCGACGCGCGTGGAGGGCGAGCCCATCCCGCTCTACTACGGCGAAGTGCGTGTCGGCGGTCAGATCATCAACGAGTTCGTCGAGGACTACGGTGCGCTGGGCTCATCGTACTTGGCGCTGGTGTCCCTGGGCGAAGGTCCGTTGCAGGAGATTGCCGGCCAGACGGTCGACACGCCGGTTGCGTTGAATACCTTCGGAGGCACGGCCGTGCCGGAGGGCAAGGTCTTCCTCAACGACACCGACGTGACTCAGTTGCAGGCTGTGGAAGTCGCCGTGCGCATGGGCACGATCGAGCAAGATCCGATCGAAGGCTTCGAGTTAGCGTCGTCGATTGTGTCGATTGACACGGACCTTGGCACGCCCACGACAACTGCGGCAGCGTGGGAAGAGATCATCAACTATGCGCAGCCGTGGTTCCTGCTAAACGGTTCGACGGCCGCCGACCCGACCTTTGATACTTCGGCGGTTGCTTACAACGCCACGATTGATGCCGATGGCGCAGTGGTGAAGGTGTTGCTTCCCGAGGGCGTCGGCTACATCAACGATGACAACGTGACGGGGCCAGGTCGAACTGGTGTAGTGATTCGCTACATCCGGCTGGATGGAGCAGGAGCGCCGATCACCAGTGGCGGTCAGAACGCGGACGGGTATGTGTATCTGCGTCCCATTCGTCGCTTTGCGAAGTTGCAAGGCGGTGCTTCGATGGACTTCCCGTTTACGTTCTACAACCCCGCGACGTTCGTTCTTGGAACGATCACTGGACACATGTCGTTCAACGGCGGCGGGCAATTCCAGCTCACGACGGGGGGCGTTGGTGGAACCGGCGTGAACGCTGCTCCGACGTTAGGACGCAGTGGTTTGACGGTATCTGCTCAAGGTCCAAGCTGGCAGGCGTCTTCTGTTTGTGATTCGTTTTCGATTGAGTGCTTCTTCTTTCCTCGGGATTTGACTACTCCTGCTGTTCAAGATTCAGGGGGGACTCCTTACTTCTCTAATAGGCTTTCTGAGTTCCCTGAAGACAAGGCTTGGATTTCATACACCGGCGGTGCAGGTGTAGGTTTTGCACTTGGCAACAAGACTCGGTCGTACTCGCCGCAAGCTGGTCAACTCGTGACGAGGTATGTGCCCTACGTTTCTTTTGGTGGAGTTGACTTCACGGAGGGATCAGACGACGTTCCGTTCTTTGATCCCAGCTACCAAGTTACAAGCGTCGGCTACACATTCGACACTCGGTTCGACAACTTCAGTTCTACGACTGGCACTACTGTCGGTTCGATTTCCGCGGCAAACAACACCACGGGCAACTTCTTCTGGGGCTGGCAGCATGCCGTCGCGACCTACCAGAAGAACGCGTCCGGCAACCTGAGCCGCGTGCGCCTGTACATCAACGGCGTCAAGCTCATCGACCGACTGACGACGACCCAATGCACGCTGCCTAGTGCGTCGGGCACGTTCACGCTGCGTGGCCCTGGCGGTCACGGCTACCTAAAGAATGTCGCCATCTACAAAGGCGTGATGTCGCAGGCCGACATCCTGACGAACTACAACAACGGCAACGGCCGCACGCGTGTTATCTCGTCGCTGTTCCCGGTGGCCGTCTACCAGACCACCACGCTAGGTCAGGACACTAGCGGCAACAGCAACACGCTGGCAAACAATGCCAACCTCGGCGTGTCTGTCACCTTGCAGACAAACGGCGCGATCATCGAGTCTGGAACGGGAGCGGTTGCAACGCCTTTGCGCTCGCGTTATCGCATCGAGGTGCTGCGTGCTTTCAAGAACTCTACAAGCACGCGCTTCCTCGACGCTCAACGATACACGTCGTTGCGCTTTGTCGACACGCAACCGTACAGCTATCCCTCCGCTCCTTTGCTGGCAGTGACCTCGCGTGCAAACGCCGAGCTCAATGGCTCGCTCCCGGCTCTCACGAGCATCATCAAGGGCCGCAAGGTGCCCGTGTGGGATGGCACCTCGACTGGCTTCCCCACGTTCAATATCAGCTACTCCAACAGTCCAGCGTGGGTTGTGGTGGACATGTTGCTCAACAAGGACTGGGGCCTTGGCAATGTGTTCGACAACACCGACCTCGACATCGGCACATTCCAAGAGTGGGCCGACCACTGCGACGAACTGGTCTACAACCAGAGCGGCTACATTCCGACCTACAGCGCGACCACGAGTGGCAGCCTGCCGACGTGGTACGACATGTACTACGACGGGGTGGCCCAGATCCTCAAGATCCTGTGCCCGGCCGAAAGCGTGCCTGACACCTTGAATGTCGGCGACGCGCTTGTCGTCGCAGGCTTCCCGGCCCTGACGAGCGGCGTGGACTTGAACGGTGTTCCGCTCACCATTCAAGCCATCTACAGAACGACGAATCCCGCGCCGCCGGCCGTGCCTCAGGCTCAGATCTGGTTGACCTATACCGGCGCAGCACCTTGGGCCAGCACGACCAACCTTTCGGCGACTGTGACGCCGGCTGGTACTTGGACTCCCAAGCACGCGCGGTTCAGCTTCGACGGTGCCGTCGACGAGCCGAACAACGCGTGGGACACCATCACCCAGATCGCTTCGTCGGCACGAGGCTCCATCGTTCGCGACGGCCGGCGCGTGCGCGTGGCAGTCCACAAGCCGAGGCAGGTGGTTCAGCTCGTCGGCAACTCTCAAGTCTTGGAGGGTAGCTTCGAGGTCGAGTACCTCAACCCAAAGACACGCTTCAACCAGATCGAAATCGGCTTCCTCGATCGGGCGCTGAACTACGACCGCTCGATGGTGTCCCTCGAGCATCCGAGCATTGGCACCTCGACCGATGCCGGCCTGCTGCGCCGCAAGTCGTTCTTTCAAGAGGGCGTGGTTCGTCGCGCGCAGATCATGCGTCAGGCGCTCTTCCTCTTGAACCAAGAGAACGAGGTTCGGCGCAAGGGCAAGTTCGTTGGCAGCATCGACCTCCTGGACCTCGAGCCGATGGACGTCATCCGCATCGCGCACGACGTCGTGGATCGTGGAATCTCTGGACGCATCAAGCAGACTTCGAGTCTCAACACACAGATCTACCTAGATCGAACCGTCGTGCTCGCGGCAGCGACGACGTACAAGCTGTCGATCCGATCCGGCGTTGCCGACTCCAACGCCGTGCCTGAGACTTTGACCGTCTCTTCGGCGGCCGGCACCTATGCCATTGGCACGCCGATCAACGTGTCGACAGGCTTCACCTACATGCCGCAGCTCGAGGACGTGTACACGCTGGTCAAGGACGGCGACGACCTGCTGGCTCAGATTGAAAGCATCAGCCTGACCGCGCAGTTTCAGCGCGAGATCACCTGGTCTGAGTACGTCGAGTCTGTGTACGACGTCGAGGATCCCGGGGAGACGCCGGACATTGGGACTGGAATGTTAGCGGCGACCAGTCCGAGCTCTGGCCGGGCATCCATCCCCATGCCGCCGGACAACGTAGTCTTGCAGGAAACAATTGTCCGCTCGGCTGGCGGCACGAGTCGGCCCCGATTGCTGGTCACTTGGACCTACGACGAGACCAACAGCGACACGCTGGGTGGGTTCGACATCTACGTCGCCGACACGATGCAGGACCAACTCGCGCTATGGGAGATGCGGACCACGGTTGGATCGGCTGCGCGCGCCTGTGTCTTGGACATCGAGCAGGCGGCAGTCGGGAACAGCATTGGCGTGTCCGTGGTTGCACGTTCGGTGACTGGTCAAGCTCGAACGCCCGACCGCTCGTCGTGTGCCTCTATTCGCGTCTCCGGCCGTTCTGCGCCGCCGACCGCACCGACGTGGGACACCTCCTTCTCAAGCTCGCTTGACGGCGAGCAGGCGACATACCGTTTCACGCCCGGGTCGCTGGAGCAGAGCTCCACGATTGAGATCCGGCGCGGCTGCTGGCTGCTTGGGCAGCGTGTCGGGGCCGTGCCGCAGGACATCGGCAAGTTCGGGCCCACGGTCAACTGGACGAGCGTGGTCGCCACGAGCGTGGACAACCTCGAGCACTTGCACGGCATCCCAGAGTACGCCCAATACCTCATCCGAGCCGTGTCTGAAAAGGGCAAGTGGTCGACGCACGCAACGATGACTTGGTCGCCGGCACCGATCGACAGCGAGGTTCCAGTCGACTTCACCAACAAGACGTTCTTCTCTGCGTCTTGGGAAGACTTCGGCATCGGCTGGCGACGATCCGGCGCGGTCACACCAAACGCAACGCTCACCAACTGCCAGGTCACGACCTCGGCCCTTTTCCCGCAGGGCTACTTGGAGTTCACCGGCTCGAACCTGACCGCGATCTACGAGACCGCCGACCCTCTCGTCGAGAATGATCAGCGTGCCGAGTGGTTCTACAACTCGGCCTTCTGCGTCGCCGAGCAGATCTGGCCGACGACGTGGGCAGACGCCACCTACTCTTTCGACGACGTCGAGGCTCAGTGGACGTGGGAAGGGCCTCTGAACACGCTTGAGAACGGCGACGACCCCGGCCGCGTGTCGTTGAAGATCGAGTTTCGGACGCTGAACGAGGATGACACATACTCGGGCTGGCAGGCGTACACGCCGGGCAAAGTTCGCTGCCAGCATGTGCAGTGGCGGCTATCCTTCACGCGCCCCACGACGAGCTACCAGATCCGCATCTACAGGTTCTCGACCCAGCTCCTGCGGATTCCGCGCCAACGCTTCGAGCGCAGCGGGATCCAGTACTTCGCTGAGCACCAGATCTTTGGAAGGACGTGATACATGGCACGCGGCGACATCACAACCGGATTCCTGAGCGGCCAAACCAACGGCAAGAACATACTCATCACTGCCACGACGAGTGGCGGTGCGCAGACGATCCACACCGTGGCATCGGGCACGACGACGCTGGAGTTCCTGACTATCGAGGCGTGCAACGTGAATGCGTCGCACGCTAGCTCTGGTCTTTGGCTGCTGATGGGCGGCACAGCCTCGCCCGACGACTTGATTCACCTCGACCTAGCCCACGGCGATGGCGTTTTCGTAGTGCAGGACAAGCGCCTTGTGCAAAACGGTCTTGTCATCAAGGCTTACGCGGACAACGCGAGCACGATCGTCGTCTACGGTTACTACCAGAGGTACACGGTGTGAGTCGCTATTCCTCGGACATCAAGAAGCCGAAGGGCGGCGACAGCGTAACTGACCACGGCCAGTTGACTGGCCTGAGTGACAACGACCACGTGCTGTACCTCGACATCGAGGACTATCAGCAGACGACGGCCGCCAACCCCGACCAGTGCTACATCGCCAACTGTCGCACGGGCGTCGCGCTTACCACGCTTACGCTGACAGCGAATCGCACGTACTGGATTCCATTCGTAGCTCCTGCGAGAGGCGGCACGCTGCAAGACGTTCGAGTGCAGATCACGACGGCCGCAGCGTCACAGAACATTCGCGTTGCGCTCTACAACTGCGTAAGCAACGACGACGGGTCACCATCGACATCTGACTTCCGGCCAAGCGGCTCGGCGATCACAAGCGCGACGCAGAGCATGTCAGACACTGGCACCTTCTCGTTCAACTTCGCGCAAGCTCTGACTGCTGGCCGTCTGTATTGGTACTGCATCATGTCGAGCGGCGCTGGCGCCTTGCGTGCAGTAAGCACAAACGAAGCCGACATGGGGTTGGGTTGGAACATCCCGTCTGGCACTTCGGCCCCGAGTGCGATCACCTACTGGCACGAGACGATCACCTACGCAAACGGACTGCCTACCAAGAACGGCAGCGAGAGCTACACCAACGGCACGGGCTCGGCTCCTGCCGTCTTTCACACGTGGAGCGCGTAACCCATGAGCACAATCTTCAATCCGCTGACTACGATCAACAGCAGCGACACCGTCTCGGCGTCGCGCTCGACGCTCAACACGAACTACACGCTGCGTCACGCGATGACTCTTCGCGAGATCGCGGACGCCGACGATCCCTATACATGGCAGCTTGGCGACGATGCGATCGTCGCAACCTCAACCGCCATTCCGATCACCATCAACTTGCCGGCGGTTGCGAGCAACAAGGGCACGACCATTCAGATCGTCTTGGCCGTCGATACAGGCGGTGGCCTTGTTCTCGATGGCAACGCCTCGGAACTCATCGACGGCGCGACGACTCTCACGATTACTGGTACTCGCGCAACTGTCCGGCTTCTCTCTACCGGGACGGAATGGATTATTATCGAGCTGTACCCGTGAGCCGAAAGCATACGATCTAAATCGCACGACAGGCCTTCGCCAGACTAGAGCGCATGCACCTCATGCGCGTCCTACTGGCTGGGGCCTGTGCCCTTTTTTTCTCGTCCTGCCCGTCGCTCGGCCTAAAGCCGAAGCTCGTCGGGTCGGTGGTCGTGAGCTCGGACGCGCATTCGGCGGCGGCCGTTGCTCGATTCGACGGCGACACGCTGCTGGTCGTCGCACGCGCGGCGCTGGTCGTCGAGCTGTACGAGAAGCCCAGCGCCACGATGGCCCACGGCGCAACGCTGCTCGGGCCCTTCGAGGTCGAGGCCGGCTATGTCCTAGTCTGGTCTCGCTCGCGCGAAATCAAGTTGACGCAGAAGCTGGAAGAGCCTCTGCCGGCGTGGCTCGTCGAGCAAGCCGTGCTGCGTCATGGCGAAGCAGAGGCCCTGGGCTTGAGCTTCGTGCCATGACACCCGAGGGCAAGATCAACCGCGCGATGATCCTCGCGTATGCGTTCACCGGCATCACGGCCGGCGTGGTTCTGTCTTCGTGCGCCACTTCTGGCGACTTGCAGGAGCTCGGCTACACGGTCGACAAGCGTCTGTCGCTGGTCGAAGTCGAGGTGGCCGACCTGCACACGGATGCAGCCGACCGAGCGGATGTCGAGCGGAGGTTCGCCGAAGCGCGCGAAGAGTTCGAGCGCGACGTCGAGCAGGTCGCCAGCAAGACCGACAAGCGCGCCGAAGACATGGCTGGCGTGCTCTCGCGCGCGGTCGGCCTTCCTGAGGCTATCGGCATCGCGATTGCCTCAATGGTGGCGACGTGGCTCGGTCGGGATTGGACTAGAAAGCGAACCATCCAGAAGCTGCACGGAGAGCACCACTGATGTTCGCCGTTCTCGAGGAAGTCAGCCAGGGCTCCTTGCCGCTCGCCAGCATCCCCGACCTCGGGGCCATCGGCATCCTCGGCATCATCGCCCTCTTCATCTACCGCTTCTTGCCCAAGCTCTTCGAGCGCGCGATGGACGAGCATCGGCGCAGCGTGTCTGAATTCGCCGAGCAACTACGTCTGGAGCGACAGTTCTTCGAGCGGCAGATGCAGGCCGAGCGCGACGCGTGCAAGGAACAATTCGAGCAAGTTCTTGCTCGCCACGACGAACAGCAGGCGCGCGTGG